GTGAGAGAATAAGTAGTGCCTTTCCCTCTCAACTCGTACATTATAATACCTTTTGGTCAGATCGTCAACCCTCTTCTACAACTTCCGTTTCAGATACTTCTGGTTTTGCTTCTTCGGTAACTTCTGGTTCTGGGAGTTTTACACCAACTGCTTCCAGATACTCAATAGCACCTTGAGTCTTAAGTGCAAGTTCTCTCGTTCTTGTAGATTGTGTAGTAAGAGTTTCAAGATCTTTTGCCAGTCTATCTCTCTGCTCTACCAATTGCGACAGATGATTTTGTTGTTCGTTCATTTCAGTTTGTCAATGTTTCTTTTTATTTATAACATTCCAAATAATAAATACTTCAAAACCAAATACATCGAAAAATGAAAAAGTCTTTACTTTTTTTTGGTATGATGTTTTTGATGTCGCCTGCAGCACAAGCAGACATCACACATAGATTGAGTTCTAGTCTTCAATTAACAGTTGATGCTGCGGCATCTCAGGCGACAAGAATTGGTAGTTCATATTCTGTTTCCGGTAACAATGTTTCAGCAACCCTTGGAGGTCTTGCTGCACCAGGAAGTGCTACTGCTGCAGCAACTATGAATGCAGGCACATATACACAAACAAATGATGGTGCCGCAATCAGTTTTTCAGAATCTTTTACTGCAGGAGATGCAGTTAACGTTGTAAATTCAGGAACAACCGTATCCTCTGGTGTTGTAGGATCTCTTCCAGCATATGGAATCGTCACAACAACTGCTGGTGGTGTTGCAGGAGGTCTTGGTGGAAGTATTGATTCTGCAGGTTCTATTGGTTCTTTGACTGCTGGAGGAGCAGGAACAAGTGCTACAGGACAATTCGTATCTGAAATCAGTGTCAGATAAATGCTTAAAGAATCTATTGGATTGGGTTTAATATTGGGTATTATTCATGGACTGCTCCAATCTGCAGGAGCAGTCCCTGTTGTTCCCAATTTTACACAAGGATCACAAACAAGTACATCAGAAACAAAAACTAAAATTACTGAAACCATCAATTCAATAAATTATAATACAGGGTATCAATATAGTGTAACAGGAACAAATATAGAAATGGACGGAAATAGTATTGTTCCTTCCACAAGTTCTACAACAAACAACGTAGATGGAGTGACATCAACATGGACAAATCTCAATCTAAACAAAAGAGCAAACTGGAGAGTTACAAGTCCTGGTGCTCCATTTCAATTCACAGAAACTTATCAAGGTCCAGGAATCAGCAATCAGACAATCATACAAAGAACCACAGAGTTAGAAAGCATCACAACAACTACAAGTATCTTCTCTCAATAATTGCACTGTTATTTGCTTCACCCTCCTATGCTGAAACTATTGGTGGTGTTTCTGCTACTGCTGCTCCTGTTGCTAATTCCTCAGGCAGTGTTACAAACCAAGCTATACAAGTCCTTCAGGGACCTTACATTACAAACACATACGGTGGCGGCATTCAATGTCAAGGACCAACACTTAACTTTACACCATATATAACTGGTGCAGTATCCGCACAAAAACCTTTTGAAGGTTACTATGATGATCCAGTCTATGATTTAAGAGATCTTGATGAAGACGGTTCTCTTGATAATCCAGGAAATATATTATACAAAGTTCCGACAAGAACTGGACAAAAAGATAATTACAATTTAAGTATTGGTTTTTCTGCTACTTGGTCTAGACCACTAGATAAATCTCTACAAGATCAATGTAAAGAAGCAGCAGATGCCAATATTGCTTTGATGAAACAACAAGCTGCTAATAAAAGATTGGACTTTGAAATCGCAAGGCTTAAAAATTGTGGGCAATTAAAAAGAGATGGAATTTATTTCCATCCCAAAAGTCCTTATTACTCTATTTGTGCCGATGTCATTGTAACAAATCCTGGTGGAGTTATTCCACAACATAAACACACGATTCCCCCAAGAATATCCACAAAAGCAGAAGATCTTGGAGATGCTTTATCTACGTCTCGTTAATTTTTGAAACTCTCTTAATGCTTCTGTCTTTTCTCTTTGAAGTTCTCTTCTCTCCTCAACACTTAATATTTCTACTTTACGGAACTTGGAAGAAATTTTTGTGATTACTTTTTTTGTAATTGGTTTGATTAATTTTAAAATTAAATTTGCAAGTGGTCTTGCGACCAAAGCACTTGTTGCTGCTGCAGTTGCAATAACTGCTGTTGATACAACAGTCTCTAATTGAGGTAGATATTCCACGATATCAATTTTCTCTTGCTCTAAAATAACTTCTTTATTTTCTGTAGATTCTTTCTCCAATTCTGGTTTTGGAATATTGGGTATAATATTAATAGGAAGTTGAGTATCTATTGGTGGTTTATATGGAGGAATAGGTGCCTTAGGTGTTTGCAAATAATCTTCAGGAGTAAATTCTATTGGATCAAAAGATGGAGTAGAACCATCACAAAGAGTTAATGTTCCCTTTGGATCATCCTTGAGTAAGGAAGTATTCTTTGGATTTTTTTCTTTATTGGACTGTACACATCCAGGAAGATTGACAATAGGAAATCCCAGTTGAACTGTCACTGGAGAAGCAGTTGGTATCGAACGTGAAGGTTCTAAAATATAACTAGGAATCTCTGGTATAGATAGTGATCTAATTTCTATCTGTGGTATTTCTTCCATTAGTCATGTTTGAAAAGTCCTGCTATGCCACTAAAGAAATGGTAGAAGATAACATATAAAAAGAAACGTTTTTCGGCATCATTTCTTTTTTTAATTTGTTTTCTCCTTGTCCCCAAACTAGACATAGTATTCCCAATATCTATATCTATTTAATAAATTTAAGAAAATTCTCAGAAAGGAACAACACCTCCCGTTACATTTGGAACGGATTGTGCTGATTCGGGAATTACACCACCAGTGACATCAGGCATTTCTGGTAGTGCAGAATCAATCATTCCTGGCAATGCCTCTGTAATTGCCTTTGTAATCTCTTCAGTTACTTTTACTCGGGCATCTTCAATCATTGCATCCTTGTTGAGGTAAATATAAGAACCAGCACCAACTACAGAGAGTGATACAAGTCCCGAAAGAAGTGCGATTACATTTACTAGTTTTTGCATTACTTTTTCCTGTAAAATTTCTTTTCCATTACAGAACGAAAATCATAATATCTTTGTCTACACTTATACCACTTCAGTTCTTTTATAATAGAGGGAGATTTCCAGATAGTGAGCAATAATCCAGATGCACTTAAAATTAAGATTAAATGTAATGTACCAAAATCACCTAGACATCCCTCAATAGGACCCATTCTAACGTAACCATTACATTCTTGCTGCTGGATAATATTTTGCCCCATCATAATTTATTCTACTAAAGTTCCATGCTGTCTGCGTATCTCTTTTAGTTCCTCAAAATTTTTATGTTTAGTGCCACCAGAGTAACTCCACGCATACCCTTCAGTAATCATTTGTTCATTAAGAGACAACTCCGAGTCACCAACATATAACCATCCAAGAAGACGACCATATTTACCAACTCCACCAACAAGTTCAGTTCTAACAGATAACTCATCATCACCAGAAATAGCACCTTCCAACTTTTCTTTTAACCAGTTTGTTGCATCATATCCTAGTGCTTTTTCTTCATCATCTCGTGTTCTCTTCTCTGGAGTATCAACTCCTGCAACTCTAACTCTTTCTTTCTTGTATAAATCAAACCCAAGATCAATAGTGACATCAATAGTATCACCATCAACAACACGATTAATCTCTATCACTCGAAAATTGTAACAACTCTTCCTGCTCGGTGGGGTCATTGCTCCCATTTTCCAGTTCCTCGTATGCGGTTTTCATAATAGTATATATGTAATATCCAACACCAAGAAGGAGTATTATCAAACTAATGATAATACTCCATGTTACATCATTCACATCATTCAGTGGTCTTAATAGTAAATTCATTGTCAACCATACATTCTTTTTTCTTTTTCATCTTCATTCTCATTCTTTGGTCTTGGAACAGGAACTTCTACAATTGTTTTCTGTTGCTGACCACCATTACCATTTCCATTAGACTTGGATGGAGTCACTCCAAAAGTCGCTAGAGTTCCAGTAAAAACACTGGCAATAAAAGTTGGATCAATTTTTTGTTGTGGAATTCCTGGAATAGAAACATAATTAAGAGTTAATATTGCACCTGTCCATGCTAAAACAACCAACCTCACAAAACTTGAAATTCCTTCATCATGCCAATTAAATTCTTCATCACTTCCATTATCTTTCTTCTTTTTAGGAAGCATCAATTTAATAAATTTAGGCATGAATATTTATGGTTTTAATAGGTCAACTGTAATATTTGTATGTTCTATTTGATTAAATTTTTCACAAAGAACAATGCTAGATTCATGTTCCCATTTGTGATAAGTATTTTTCAATGTTTCACTGTAATCAGAACCATTATGCAACTTCATTTCGTTAGCAACAATTGTTTTTATTAGAGTGTCTCGTGTTAAATTTGACATACTTGTTTTAAGTTATCCAACAAAGAGTTCACCATTATAACACAAGGAGTTGTTCACAGAACTCTTCTTGGCTGGTTTTCCTGTGTAGGATTTTATTATTTATCAATAAATCCTTTGTCCACAAGATATTTACGGGTCAATGGAGTGGGTTCATAGATTTCCCACATAGGTGTATCAGATGCACATGCCTCTAATGCTTTCATCGTCATACCTTCAGTTTTACCTGCCCATGATGCTTCCTTTTCCCATGGCCATACATCTTTTGAGTACGTCCTCTCAACCATAACCTGATAAAGCATAGGCACTTCTTTTTCGGGTTTTATAATGGCAATGAGACTATTATCAATCGTTCCTGCCATACAATCTTGTGCTGCGTGCCATCCTTCATGACGCATGACTGACATTAGAACGCCAGGAGTGTCCATCCATTTTTTATTTAAAAAAAAGTTATTCGATACTGTATGATAAGTACCTCTCACATTATCAGGAAAATATTTTTCTGGTGCTAAAAACACTTTAACTCCGACCTGATTGAGATAAACGAGCATGTTGTTGAACTCGTTAGAAACAAAAGTAAACCTATCAGGATTGGGGTACTGACTAGAAATATCCAAAAGACTAAAGACTTCTTCCACTCCATCTGTACACTCTCGTAGGATCATACACCCCAAGGAATCCATAGTGTTATAACCCTTGGTGATTTTAGAGTCATCTGCCCTTACAGGAGCGGAAAGTGATGATGCTAGTAACAATCCCATGATTACTTTTTTCATGAGTAGTATGCTCCATAGTATTTGACAATACCATTAGTATTTACATTTCCTTGAGAAACCCAATCATGAACACATTCGTAAATACTTTGATTTGAATATTTAGGAGATCCATCAGAATTTATTTGAGAACCAAATTTCTTAAAAAGAATGTTGAGTGCATTTGTTCTCAGACACATTCTGTCTTCACTGTATCTCCAATCTTCATTCATCGATATTGTCCCATACCAGTACCAGAATTCCATCCACCATGATTCTCTTGAAAGTTCTCAGAACCACCTTGAGTTTCTTTCACAGTGTTCCAATTTTTTGTTGCCATCTCATACATTACTTGATGAATGTTTTTAGCTTCTTGAGTCGTCTCTTTTCTTTGCTCTTCTTTAGTTTTAGATTCTGTGGCAACTTTTTCTTCATGCTGAATTGCTTTTTGCGATTTAGGTGCTGATCCAAACCAAGGATCATCAGGAAGGACTGTAGGAGCAGGAACACCAATATAATTACTAGATTTTCCTAACCATCCATATCCTTGAGTAAAGTGTCCAAAACTTGCTTTAAATGCTGATGCTTCAAGTTTTTCTATATCACTAATAGTTTTTTTCTTTTTTGGAATGATGTTCTTGATAACACTTTTAATTTTTTTAATCATGCCCATATCAGTTTTTTAGTGTAATCATACGCATACTCTTGACGATATCCTTTGATACCCCATCCTAACCAATAATAGGCAGGAACCATGTATTGTGCAACTGTCTGTCCAGAACCTTCAAACTCTGGTAGATATCTCTGAAAGACACTTTCATTGATCATATAACGAGTTTGACATTCAAGTGTCGATGGATCACAATCGTATTTAATAGCAAATTTACCAAGATTACGATATCGATTAATAGAAGTCCATTGAATTAAACCATACCCACCTGAGTAACATTGATCATATGGAACTCTTGCTCCACCTTCACAAATATTTGGGTAAAAATTTGATTCAGACTTAATGTTTCCCATGATCGTTGCTAGTGCATTGCGATCACTAATTTTTGTATGTTTTTGTAGTTGTGCAAGAACATATTTTTCATTGTCATTACAATCTGGACATGTCCAAGTAGCTTCATATCTGACAATAGGAATTTTAATAGGTTCTTCTACCTTAACCTCCGGAGGTTCTTGTGGTGAAGGAACTGCAATTGCGGATGCAAGAATTCCAATTCCAAAAAGTGCTTTAATCATCTTCTCCAAGATATTCGAGTGAATAAATCTCATGGTCTTCGATACTAGGGTCTAACCATTCGGCAAACTCAGATTGAATCGCATGAGCATTCTCAACACATTCTAATACATCATCAGTCTTTGTTTCGCAAAGAGTGTGCAGTCTGTCAACTGCCCAGTCATGAGTCACTTGTAGAGTTTTTTCCAAAGTTTCCATAGTCTTTCCGCATGTAACGGCCGAGAATATTGCTATTATAGTATGCGGGTGTGCCGTTGTCAAGAGACTCAGATAAGACGTTATTGAGAAACAATAGTTTTGTTTCTTCGTAATTACAAAGTCCCTTGGTTATATGTAGGCTTATTATTTCTCTACTGAAGATCTCTTTACCATAATTTTTGATATCTTCTTTTAATTCTGGACAAGAACCATAATACTTTTTCCAATCAGATTCTTGTTTTACTTTTCTTTTTTTTCCTGGCGGTTTTCTAAAGGACCAGAAGTATTTCCTTCCAATATATTTACGTTTGGTGGAAATGTTGGTAATACAGTAAACAAAACCAAAATACTCATGAATAGCATCAGAGTCAAAAACTTTCCCATCATAAGTCCATGGGTTTTCATAGCTCATCTCATAGAACTCAATGAGCTATTATTTATCTTTAACGGGGACAAACCTAGTCTAGCAATAAAAAAGCAGGGTGTCAAGCCCTGCTGTGTATTATGTGAGTTTTGTATCAGTCTAATCTAATTATACACAAAAAAATCCCCCTTTGCAGGGGGAGAATTATCAAATCATACTCCTGGTTTTTTAACTCTTCTTGGTGGATTATTTAAAGGATTTTTTGAAAATGATGCACGATGATCTTGGGGATATTTAGTACGCTTGCCACCGTAACTATCTGCTCTTGGATCTTCGCCACGCTCTAAAGTATCGCGAATTGAACTCATCTTAAATGCACGATTCTTAGAAGAACCTCTACTACCACCTCTTTGCTTAACTGCTGCTTTTGAATGGCGATATTCTTGTTTTCTCATTTTATCAAGATTTGGTTCTTTATATGCCTCAAGCACTTCATCAAACCATGCTTCAAACTCTTCCTTTTTAGTCTTCTCTTTCTCAATACGAGCAGACATCTTACGAATCTGGTCGATGCTCATGTTACCCATACCAGTGAATCCAGGTTTAGATGGATCTGGTTGCTTAGAATGACCTGATTTGCGACCCTCAGGATCTCTTGCCATGCGACGATTCTCGTCAATTTCATGAATAATATCAATCGCTTCTTCATCAATCAGATTTGCCATTATCCACTCTGCTTCTTCCAGAGTTTCTGCATACCCTTCTACTTGGAGGAACTCAAGAACTACATCAAAAGCATCAAACTCTTCTTGACGAAGTGACTTACGACGCTTCTTCTCAATCTGCTTACGAGTAAGAACTTCTCCTTGACCACGATTCGCATCAGGATCATAATTACTAGGAGGAGTATAATTACTTCCAAAAGACTTAATGTTGGATCTTACACGTTGAGTATGTTGCTTATTGCTCATACGACGTGAATCTTCTCCAATTGCTTCTAGTTCTTCTTTCTTGAGGTTTGCTTTACGATACTCCAGATCTGCACGAGTGCCACGATCCATCTTACCCTGTGACTTGGGCTTGGTCTTACCACCTACATCAGGTTGCATACCAGGATTTGCTGCCTTGACTCTGCGACCATGAGTATATTCAGCACCTGATTGCTTTGAGTCACCAGACACCATCTTACCACCCTGAGAACGGGAGTCGGCATATTCTTTATCTGACTGACCGTGCTTGCCTTTGTAGACTTCCTCAACATCTTGAGGTGCATACATTTGATTATAAAGTTCTTGAATTGTTGCAATATCGTTGTAGTTCATTTGCTCTTTCCTTGCTCTATCGGTTACATAATCGGCACCTGCCTTGACAGCACCCGCACCAACAGATGCTGCCTTACCAACGCCTCTAACAAGTTTCTTCAGTCCTCTCTTCAAAAGACCATCCTTTCTCTTCTTAGGTGCTGCTGATGTACCCGAAGAAGAAGAAGATGATGATGAAGGAGTTGAA